ATCTTTAGTACAAGGTATTGAGTTTTATTCTGGTTCAGATCAATGTAATTATAAATGGTATAGAAATACAAGTGTAGCAATGCAATTAACTGGTAGTGGCTCACAACCTTATGAGATTTTAGATGTAAAAGGTAGAATAAAAGCTGAAACTGATAATGGAAGTGCAGTCAATGTACCTAGAAGTAAATCTATTTCTTATCAGGGTGCATCTGGATATTATGATTTTGACCCAGTTGCTGAATTTGGACAAAGTAAAAGTGGTGGATATGTATTATTAGAGGTTAATGGATGGCAAACAAGATTTAATGCTGGTTATATACACTGGAATAATAATGGAACTGGTGCTGGTGCAATTGGAACTGGTAGCGTTACATACAGACAAATAGCGTGGAGTGGATCTTCGAGTGGTGCTGGAGTAACTGTATCATTACCATCTAGCTCAACTAATGTAATAAGAATATCATTCTCAGGATGGCATAGTAATAATCATGGTTGGACAGCTAACATTATAAATAGATGGTAATAAATAAATAAAAAATACTTAAATTTGTAAAAAAATAAATTATGGCTAATACATATAAATGGAAAATATTACAGCTTGATGCAAAAATTAAATTAAATGATTTAGACAATGTTATCTATAACATTCATTGGAGATATGTTGGAGAAGATAATTCTGATGAACAAAATCCAATAACGATAGACATAATTGGTGTGTTTGGTGTTGAATATGATCCAGAAAACTTTATACCTTATGAAGATTTAACAAAAGAAGATGTTGTTGGATGGCTTGAAGCTGGATTGGATGTTGAAGGCATGAAAACTAATTTAGATGAGCAAATTGAATTACAAAAAAATCCAGTTGATGAACATCTACAACCTGAATGGGATTAATAATTAAATAAATACATAATGAGCAAACTAGAAGAAAAAGAGTTACAAGAACTCAAAGAAACAATTTCAAAGCCAAATCAAATTCTTATTGAAATAGGTGCAAGAGTAGTTGCATATAATTCAATTGATGATCTTGTTAATTTACACAAAGAATCAATTAAAGAGCAACAAGACAAAGTTAAAGAGATTGAAGATAAATATGGTAAGGGTTCTTTAAATATTGATACTGGCGAAATCACTCCTTTAGAAGAAGAATAAAATGGCAGTTATAAATGCCACTAGTTTTCTGTTATTAAAAGATACAACAGTTGTAGGGCATTCTAAAAGCACTAGTTTTAACATTAATGTAGATTTACCAGATGCTACAACTAAAGAAAGTTTAGGGTGGCAAGAGGTTATACCAGGTGTTAAATCTGGAACAATTAGTTGTGAATGTTTAACTGATTATTCTGATTCATTAAATTTTGAGCAGTTAGCTGACATGGTGCTAACTAAAGAAAAGGCAACTTTTGTTTTTAAAGACAATGTAAATCCTAAATTAATTGTTAGAGGTGAGGGGTTTATCAATTCAGTAGATGAGACAGCTGAGTTTGAAACTGCTACTAGTTTTAATTTAGAAATAAACCTTACTGGTGTTTTTACTATAACTGATCCTAGTGAGGGTAGAACTTGGGAAAACATCTTTGAAAAGTGGGAGGATATATCAGATAACTGGGAAGATGTATAATTTTTTTATTTGTATATTTGTCATAGATTAATAATTAAAAAATATATAAATGGCTACAACAGGCGTATTTAATGGAACAGATTTACTACTTAAATTAACAGATGGATCATCAATAGCAACATCTACTACTATTGGACACTCAACATCTTGTACTCTTACACTATCAAATGATTTGCCTGAGGCAACTACAAAAGATAGCAATGGGTTTCAAGAAGTTATTGCTGGTGTAAAAAGTGGTGAGATTTCTTTTGAGGGATTAATTGCTTATGATGACAATGCAAATCCAGTTGATTTTGCTGATATTTTAATTGCTAGAACAGCTGTATCATGGGAATTTGGAACTGCTGAAACTGGCGATGCTGTGTATTCAGGATCAGGTTTCTTAAGCTCAGTTGAGATGAGTGCTGAAATGGAATCTCCAGCAACTTATAGTGGTTCAATTACTGTAAATGGTGCAATTAGCAAAACAACTAATTAATAGTTAGTAATTCTTAATAAAAATAAAAGGGGTATGGATTGAGGAAACTGTACCCCTATAAATATATAAATATGGCAAACAAAAAAAGAGGTTACTATACCTTAAAAATAGGTGGCAAAATGCGAACTATGCATTTTTCAATGAATTTCTGGTCAAACTTTACTGATGAATTAAATATACCAATTGATAAAATTGGTGATGTATTTAATGATGGAATTTCATTAAGCACAATAAGAGCTTTAATATATAGTGGTTTATTAGCTAATGATCAAGAGCAAGGCAATAAAATTGATTATAATATTTTTAAAGTTGGAATGTGGCTTGAAGATGTAAAAACTGAAACTTTTACTGATGTAATAAGTTCAATGATGGAATCAAGAATATTAGGGAATGATCTCAATATGGGTGTTGCTAGAAATATCAAAAAAACTACTAAACCAACAAAAGAGGGAAAGTAAGTAGCCAACTTGATTGGGATTCTCTATTAGATTTTTATATTGGTCAGGTTGGCATAACTCCAGATTCTTTTTGGAAAAACACTTGGAAAGAAAATCATTTACTTGGTGAATCACATATGATTAAAAGTAATATAACTTGGGAGCAAACTAGATATTTAGCTGCTATGCTTTTTAATGTAAATTGTAATAAAAAAGGTCAAATGATTACACCAGATAAATTATTTCCTTTACCTCAAGATATTTATTTGGGTAGGGGGAAACCTAAGTCAACTAAAGAACAATTTTTAAAATTTAAAAACAAAGTAGATAAAAGTAAGCTACGAAAATAGGTGGCTTATTTTTTTTGTATTTTTACATAAAAATAATTCATGGCAAAGTTAAGATTAGATTTACAGTTAACTGGTTTTAAACAAGCATCTAGCAAACTAAAACAATTTAGCAGTAAAATGAAGTCAGTCGGCTCAAGTTTATCTGCAATAAGTTTACCATTAGCTATTGCTGGTGGTGCTGCTATTAAAATGGCTGCTGATTTTGATAAAAATTTAACAAAAATAAAAGCATTAGTTGGTGCTACTGAAAAGGATCTACAAGATTTTTCTTCTGCATCAAAAAGAATGGCAAAAGAAACTGGTTTATCATCTAAACAAACAAGTGAAGCTATGTTTTTTATTGCATCTGCTGGTTTAGAGGGTGCCGAAGCAATAGCAGTTTTAGAAGCAGCATCAAAAGCTAGTGCTGCTGGTTTAGGTGATGTGGCTCAAGTTGCTGATTTAGCAACATCAGCTCTTAATGCTTATGGTAGTGAAACCTTATCAGCAGAAGCAGCAACAGATGTTTTAACTGCTGCTGTTAGAGAGGGTAAATTAAATAGTGAGGAATTAGCTGGTGCTATGGGACAAGTATTGCCAGTAGCATCTAATATGGGTGTTAGTTTTAATGAGGTGGGTGCTGCAATGGCTGCAATGTCAAGAACTGGTACTAATGCTGCTCAAGGTGCAACACAATTAAATAGTATTTTATCTGGCTTACTAAAACCAACAAAACAAGCTGAGGATGCATTGAACTTGATGGGATTATCTAGTGCTGGTTTAAAACAACAAATTAAAGATGAGGGATTACTTAGTGTTTTAGAAACCCTAAAAACAGAGTTTGACAAAAATAGTGATGCTGCTGCACAAGTTTTTCCAAACATTAGAGCATTAAGAGGTGTTTTAGATTTAACTGGTGCAAGTGCTGCTACAACAAAAGAAATATTTAATGAATTAAACAATGCTCAAGGTGCAACAAAAAAAGCATTTGAAGATACAGCAGATAGTGCATCATTTAGATTAACAAAATCACTTAATGGTGTTAAAGAATCTTTTGCATCGGTTGGTGCTGTATTATTAGAATCTTTATTGCCAACAATTGAAAAAATAGCTGGGGGTATTGAAAATTTGTTTACTAAGTTTACAAATTTAGATGGCACAACTCAAAAAATAATAATTGGATTTGGTTTGTTTGTTACAGCTATTGGACCAGTATTATTAGCTGTTGGAACTTTAACATCTGTTATTGGTATAATGGCAAGTGGTTTTGCAACTTTAAAAGTTGCTTTAATTGCTGTTAAAGGTGGTTTTGCAAAACTAACAGTAGTTATGATGGCAAATCCTTTTGTTGCTATTGCAACTGCTATTGTAGCATTAACTGGATATATAGTTACGATGGGTAATAAAATGGCTCCACTTATTAGTAAATGGCAAACATTTAAAAATATTATAAAATCTGGTGGATCTTATTCTAAGTTTGCTGCATTACAATTAATGGATCAAGCAGAAGCTCAAAAAAAATTAGATGAGGAAACTGAAAATAATATAGATACAATTGATACACAAACCAAAAGTATTATTAAAAATACTGAGGCAATCATAGAAAATAATAATGCAAAACAAAGAGCTGAAGTAGGAACTGTTAATGCTGGTTTAGGTGCAAAGCCAAAAAGTATCAAACCTATTGTAGGTATTGCTAAAATGGGCAAAGATCCAGCAACAGCTTTAGCAGAAAGCATAGGCAATGGCAATATTTTATTACAAGGTAAATTAATTGAAACTCATAAAATGCTAAATGATAGCCAATTGCAAAACATAGCAAATGCTACAATGTTTAATGAGCGATTAGGAGGTGTTTTTCAATCTGGCTTAGAAGATTTAGCAACTGGCATTGGAGCTGCTTTAGGAAAAGCTATTGCAACTGGTGGCAGTTTAGGAAGCCAACTAGGTGCTGTATTATTAGGAACTTTAGGTGGTGTTGCAATACAAGTGGGTAAAATGGCTATTGGTATTGGTATTGCATTAGAGGGTATAAAAAAAGCACTAAAGAGCTTAAATCCAATTGTTGCTATTGCTGCTGGTATTGCATTAGTTGCTTTGGGTTCATTTTTTCAATCTAAATCGGCTAAGATAGCAGAGGGCATGGGTAAAGGTGGTGGTGCTAAAGCATTTGCTGCTGGTGGGATTGTTTCAACACCAACTCTTGGTTTAGTCGGAGAATATCCTGGAGCTAGATCAAACCCAGAAGTAATAGCACCTTTAGATAAATTAAAAAGTATGATAGGTGATAGAGGTTCATCACAAGTACAAGTTGGTGGTTCATTTACTGTAAAAGGTCAAGATTTAGTTGTAGCATTACAAAGGGCAAATAAAAACAGAGATAGAATATTATAATGGCATATGGTGTTAAATACAGATTAGAGTTTTCTGATGATTTAGAAAATGGTAAAAAAATAGAAATTTGGAAAAAAAATTATACATCTTCTACTGTATATGATTTAGTAGGTGCTGCTGAGCCATGTGTTATAACTTGGCAAGGTGATGATAATTTTTATGAGCCAATTAGAGGATCAGAATGTAAAATAAATTTATTTGAAACTGATGACACTAATTATGATAATTTTTATGAGGAAGATGAAAGGGAATATCAAGTCAAAGTTTTTTATAAGGATACA